TGTACTAAGTGATGTGCTATTCTGTAATTGTTCGAGAATATTATATAACATTTCAAGTGATTTTTTGTAATTCGCATTTATTTTTTTAATAAATTCAAAATATTTCTTTCCTAATCTTTGATCGGCCATCAATTCTTTAAATCTTTGTTCGGATAATCTTAATAAATAGCCACCGGAAGTAGTGCATTCTTTTTCGTCAAGAATGTTAAGAAATTTAAGGATTTTTTGGATGCGTATATTATCATCAGTATCTTGGATATCGCTGTAATAAGGAGGCAAACAGAAAACACCATCATTCAAACTTTTCAAACGATCATATGGAAAACTCCCTGAATAATCACCTGAATAATTAGGTGTTGGAACTACACTGGCAATAGTTGCAATAAGATTGTTACGAACGATAAAATGGTAAATAATTTTTTCGCACATTTCTTTTTTGGTTAATTTACAAGGGTAACGTTCATCTAGACAGTATTTGTCGGTACTTGCTTCCATATTTTTTTCTTTACGGACTTGAAGTTCACTAATTTTTTTCTCGAGAAGGGATTGGATTTCTTCTGGTTTCTTTTCAAATTTGGGTTTTTCAGTAAAAGTTGGGGGTTTATATTCTGGCATTTTCGGTTTTTCAATTGGAGTATATGTGGGTTTAGTTTCTGGGACTGGAACAATAACAGGTTTATTCTCTACAATTTTATTTTTGGGAGCGAATGATTCAACTGGTTCTTTTACATTTCCTTCTTTTTCTTTAATGAAGTTACTTGGTTTATAATTTTTCTTTTCTTCTGGTTTTTCTGATTTAATTGCTTCAAGTTCATCCTTAAAACTTTTAAATTTTTTGTAATTAACTGGTTCATTTTTCTCTTCTTTAAATGCTGATTCAAATTCAATGTCTTCGTTTGGTAAAAATCTATTTTTTCCTTTATCGCGGCCTTTATTGAATCGATTTCTTCCTCTATCAAAATCACGATCTTTTCCTCTATCAAAATCACGATCTCTTCCTTTATCAAAATTCCTATTCCTCCCTCTATCAAAATCACGGTTTCTACCACGGTCTCTTCCTCTATCCCTGTCAAAATTTTCCTCGATATTTTCATTAAAATCCTCTTCAATATTGTTTTCATTATTATTATTATCATTATTATTGTTCCAAGCACCTCCATTAGAATGATCGAGAAATAAAGGATTTCCTCCTGCAATTTCTTTTTTACGGAATTCACGTTTTTGGATATTATCCAGAATAGAAAGAGTTTTGTTGGAAATATATGCAATATCTGGAAAAGATAATTTTATCCCTCCAAATTCCTCTGCCGGTATAACTCTTTTACCTTTAAAATTTTCAGATAATCTCCCGGCAAGTTCATTTACTAAGAATTTTTCTTCATCCAAATTGTCATATGAAATAGTTAATTCAAGACCATTTGCACTATTTTTAGTTTCCAATTTATCATAGATATCTTTAACTTTTTCAACAGGAAGTGCGTATAATTTTTTGGCATAAGTAATAGCAATACGATTGCAGAATTCAGGGTTCATAAATTCTTCTTTATTTTTCTGGTATAATTCTTGTGACTTTTTTAATATTTTATCGAAAAGTTCTTTATCTTCTTTTTCAGCATTTTTAACAGTATTTTTTACATCTACATTTGTGGTAATAATATTTCCCATTAATATTATTAATATTTTTTTATTTTATAATTTCTAAATTCTTTCCATATCATTTTCAAAAATTTGAAGAGCCTGTTTAAATATATGTTTCCTTAATTTTCCCAACGGGTATTTCGTCATCATTATCTTATATATTTCCTCCAAATTCATTTTTGTTTTATACATTAAATATGCAATCACTAATGCAGTGGATCTATATTTTCCATGTTTACAATGGATGAGAATGATGGAATTTTTGGAGAGTTTATAGTCGATAAGTTTGCAGAGTTGTAGCATTTGGTAGTAATATTCCCGGTTATTTTTGTCACTATCACTTTCAGCAAACCTATCAGAAATAGCAATGCGGATGCATTCAGCAGGGACATTTTTAAGAAATGGGACTTCATCTGTGACGTTAATGATAACATTTATGTGTCTGGAGGTGATAAAATTAATATTATAGGCATCGACTTTATTACCTAAATAAAGTCCACTTATTATTTCAATCGGCATATATTCTTAAAAAATTTTATTTTTTCATCAATTACTCACAATTCTTTTGACAGAAACGTAAGTATAAATTACTGCCACCAAAAATGCAGCAAAGATGAATGAAATAGCTATGTAAAGGTAGTTAATGTTTTTGGTATTTTCAGTGGTTTGATTTCCTTGGTCAGGTGTAGTTAAAAGATGACTATCGGAAATTCCTAAATATGACCTACACATTTCCTTGTTTATTGTTCCTTGTAATTCTTTTTTCGGACCAACAAACCATTCAACACCAAAGAATCTCCACATGGTGACTGTGGTGGTGAACATGAAGACATAGAGTATTGTGAGGGGTGTAGATTGTCCGATGTTGTAAGTGAGGAAGAGAAGTGGGTATAGGTAAAGGGGAAAATTTAGTTTATTTTCGTATTGGTCGTTATTTTTGAAGACATTGAAGGAGATAAATAGGACTGTGATTAGGGCAAAATAGAGAAGAATATTGACAATTGAACCTTTTGGAAGATTAAGGGTGTAGAGGAGGATGAAGATGAAGGCAATTATTGAGAAGATGGAGATGATGATGACGTTAATGGTTTTTTTGCCTCCATTGATATTATTTTCTTGATCTTTTTTACTTTCATTATCAATTGCTTTTTTGGCGAAGCAGTAGAGAAGGTTAAAGATGAGTGTGACGATGACGATTGCGTAGGTTGTTTTGGTAAATGGAATGATGGGATTGCTAAAATAGATGATGAGACCGACAAGGACGATTGCGGAGGTGAAATTTTGGATGTAATTTGTGATGGAAGGTATGCCAATTTCTTTACTTCCCATTTGTGAAAAAATTTGCGTGGATAAATAGATTACTAAAAAAAGTAAGATAATTGATTTATTATTTCCTAAAAGATCATCCATTAATACTATACATAATACACATATTTTTTTTACACCCCTGAAAATTCACTAAATAAACCCTGAAAAATTTTACCCTGAAAAACTAAAACAGCTTAAAAAAAACATTACTTTTAAGTAGTAGTGCGTAAAAAATTGAAAATTTAAATGTCAGAACTAGATGAGATGGAGACGATTATGGATTCTGGAGGGGATTTGGTTTTTCGTCATCGAATGGGTAGTTTTTCAGCTACTCGTTTGAGGGATGCATTTTTATCATTGAGTGATGATGAGAAAGTGAAAAATGAGAGTCAATCTAAGAAGTCAGTTGAACAGAAAATTTTGCTTCAGAACAATACGTGTAAGTATTGCAAGCTGTTCACCTGTGTTGCCGATAGTGAAGAGGGCGTATATATATGTACAAATCCGAGATGTGGGCGAGGGAATGGGGAGATATTGGATTCTTCGCAGGAGTGGCGTTCGCCGTCATCGGATGATGTGAGGCGTGGAGGTGATCCATCGCGAGTAGGGATGCCGATTAATAAGCATTTTCGTAAGGCATCGATGGCGACTTTTATACCAGGGTCGAGTTATTATGGATATAGACAGAGACAGAAGTTTAATTCGATGGAGTATGGAGAGAGGAGTTTGATGAAGAATTTTCAGCAGATTGAGAATAGTACTGAAGATATGGTTTCGGATGCTGTTAAGGAGACTGCGCAGGAATTTTTTGCGAAGATAAGTGAGAATGAGAAGAAGCGTGGAAAGAAGAAGAATAGTAATATGGCTGCTTGTGTTTTATATGCATCGGAGTCGAGAGAGGTTCCAGCAGATAAGGAGAAGTTATGTGAGGCATTTAGTATTCCAAAGAAGAAGTTTACGAAGGGATGTAATTTTTATCGAGAACAGATGTTTGAGAAAGAGCCAGATTATTATGCGAAGATGAAGCCAGTTTCGGCTGAAGATGAAATTAAGAGAATTGCGAAGATAATAAATTTTCCAGAGATGTATAGAAATATTGCTTGTTATGTTGCGTATATGGCACAGGAGTTAGGAATAGTAATTAAGAATACACCGATTTCGATTGCAGTTGGATCTATTTTTTTGGTGGCAACAGTATATGATATTGAGTTGGATAGGAAGAATATATCGAGTCGTTTTGAGATAAGTGATGTGACGATAAATAAGTCGTTGAATTTGTTATCGCAATGGAAGAGTTATTTGATACCGACGAAGCGTTTATTTGATAAGTATATGGAGAAGAAGTCAATTGAAAAAGTTGAGGATTAATGTCGGTTAATTGCTGTTTGTTTATCTTCGAGGAAGTTGGTGATGGAGGATGTTAATGACATCCAGACGAAGAAAATGAGAGTGGTTGTAACTGAATTTTTCATACTAAATGAATTGAATACGAAGACTGGTGCAAAAACTCCGAAAATAATTGCAAATGAAAGAGTAAAACTGAGAATTTCTATTTTGGTAGTAATATCTAAACGAGATCCTGAGAAAAATGCGAAAAGAACTGCAACTGTGATCATACAGGCCATAAATATATTATAAATGTAGAGAGAACCACCGGTTTGAGCTGAATTATAGACCGATAAGACGAGGATAACTGCGACGAAAATGATAATTATGGATATGAATGCTTTATATAATCCGGAAAGTTTTGGTTTATATGATTCAATTGATGATTTTAATTTCTTTATTTCTACTTCATTTTCTTTAACATTGATATTTGATGTTGGTGTGTTTTCATTTACTTGTTGATATTCTTGGTTTGCGAGACTGATTGATGCTATTTTTGTGAAGACGTACCAGACGAAGAAACAGAATACGAGAAGGTATATTATATTACCGTCTGCTGGTTTGTTGATAATAATATTTTTTACTACACCAAAGAAAGTTCCTGCTAAAATACTTCCTATACCGGCCGTCATAATGGCGAGGCGAATTTGAGGGTTTTTGGCGACGTAGTAGATTATAAAGAAGACAATGAAGAATATTGGTAGAATAATTGAAAAAATAGTATTTGAGATAGCCATTAATATTTATAATAATTTATTTTAACAAAATAAATTATTTATTAATCTAATTTTTGGATAGATGGGACATCAATGGAGTTTTTCTTCATATCGGTCATAGTTATGAACATATTTTTAAATAAATAGCCAAAAAGGAAAAAAAGAACTATAAAAAAAGTTATAAAAATGTAATTAAGAGAATTAGCCTTCATATAACTTTCCCTATTACCTCCCAACGCCCAATACCCAAAAAAGAAAAGAATTATTCCCAAATACAATCCTATTACTACATCATAATTATTCTCAATCATTTATTAATATATATTCGGAATTTATTTTTTATCGTTTATTATTTTCTGCATTATTATTAAATGATTAACAATTATTTTAATATTCCATCTATACCCTGCAAATCTAGAGAAAATATTGATGGAAAAATAGATACCGAAAATATCCAAGAAATGAAATGCCAAGGCCTAAATCCCAATAATGTCTTCGCCACCCTCTATCCCTCATCCACCAACCCAATCATCAATTTCTCACAATTCACCCAAAAAAATCTTAACATCGGCTCCCCCATTGCATCCAACCAAAAAAATCTTAATCAATGTGCCGAAAGCTGTTTAACCAACGACAAATGCACATATTTCGTTTCCAAAAAACCTCTAAATCAATGCCTCATATATTCACAAGACCAAACATCTCAAAATACAAACTTTAAATCTCTAGAAGAATCCAATAATTTAACAACATTTAGAAAAAATAATTTACTAAAAGGCTCTAATAATTGCAAAATCGAAGATAATTTTATTCTCCAACCCAGCAACTATTTCCCCGACACTGACTCAAACAACACAATTAAAAGTCTTTCAGAACCAGGTTTAAAAAAAGATGAATGCCTTTCAATGTGTTTATATGATGATAATTGCAATAGTGTTGTATATGTGGAATCGAAAAATGAATGCAAACAATTTCAGAATAATTTTAAAGATAGTACTAATGCAATTCAACAACCTAATTATTTTGACCAAGAAATGGATACATACATTAAAAATGAAAACATATTAAAAAACAGATTTGGTGCTCCAGATAGTTTGGAGGCATATTATAAGAGATATAATGCTAAGGGGAGGAAGGGAGATTCATTTTGTGTTTATAAGAATAATGAATGCCAGACGGATTATATGGTAGGGGAAAAGAAGAGAGGAAGTGGGCCGAATGTTCCTTCACCAAAATTATGCATCCCTCCCGATTGCATTCCATCACCACCCGAAACTGGAAACAAAAAGATTTTAAAAATTAATGGAAGCATTGGAATTGAATGCGCACAAGGAGATAAAAAATGCAGAGAAAAAGTAGTAGAAAATACTTATTATATGTTTGATCAAATGGGATTGCCGACAGATTTTGGAGCACCTAATCCACCTAATGGATATATGCCATATACTGCGCAGTTTGATAAATATGATGGGAGGAATTTTTCGGGTGATGCTACTGAGATGGAGGATAAGCCGGCGATGGATGGATATGAATTTCCGGAAGAATGCAAGGAGTGGTGTTCTGGGAGTATGGATTGTGGAGCAGTAGAATATTCCTATGGAATTGATGGAAAAGCAAAATGCAAATATTTCAAAAATCAGGGAATGATCTCCCTTAAAAATAGTCTTCAACCTAATAATAACTCAACCGCCGAAATCAAAAGAGGTAATCCTATTATTCAAAATCCAGAATTAGCAGATTTTCGTAAACCATATTTCAATAATTTAGGAACATATGAGACTGATGTCAAAAAGAGAAAAATTTGCATTCCGACATCCCAGCAAATGCAAATAAGTCCGACAGGTGATTTGGAACCATATAGAGGGAAGACAAAAAATTTAAAGAAATGCAGTAAAAAATATGAAAGAATTGATTTAAATAAAAAATGCATTGAAAGTTTTGTCGGTGGTTGTTCGTCCACACAATATGGTTGTTGTTCGGATAAAACTACTGCAAAGGCAGATGCGGATGGTTCGAATTGTCCGATAATAGATAAGAGTGTTTGTTTAAATAGTAAGTATGGTTGTTGTCCGGGGACGATAATACCGAGGGAGTATTTATGCGAGGGAGAGGATGGCGGAAGTTTTTGTAGAAAAGGGGTTAATAAACATTTGACGAATTGTGAGTTGAATGATTTAAAAACTGGTGATCCGGATGCATTTGGGGATCCTTTACCGAATTTGGTATGTAAGAATAATAATGATTGTGGTAAGGGCAATATGTGTGAGGATGGGATGTGTAGGAGTGTGGATCCAGGATATTATAATTCTTTGAATGGGGTAGAAAATGGGGCATTTAATGTGGCAGCTAATTTAGGAAATTTTAATCTTTGTCCTAGTAAGAATAGGATGGAGATGAATAAGAAATGTCCGGATGTTTATGAGCCAGTATGTGGGACAGATAACAAGACTTATAGAAATGATTGTGAAGTGGTTAATTCAGGTGTAGATGTGAAAAATGCAGGAGTGTGTGGGGATGTGATGGAGAATTTTTTTGGGGGGGATTCGGGGCCATTGGATGCGAAGGTTAGTTTTTTTAGTGGGGTGAATGTTGTTTCTTTTTTAATGTTTTTCGGTCTTCTCATCATATTTATTCTTATTTATTTCTGCAAAATCGATTTAAAAGATTTATTTTGAATAGATATAAATGCCGAATCATAAGGGAGGAAAGGGATATAAGAGGGCGAAGAAGACAAGTTTTGAGGCGCCGACTTTTGAGATTGCGCAGGAGGGTCAGTATTATGCGAGAATTGTAAAGAATAATGGTGACAAGAGGTTTGACATAGTTTTGCATGGAAAGGTGGAGAAGGTAAAGGGACGAGTGAGAGGAAGTTTGAAGGGAGGGTTAAAAAAGGATGATGTTGTTTTGGTTTCAGACAGGGATTTTAGGAATAATGCTGGGGAAACGTTTGTGCAGGATGTTTATGATATAATTAGTTTTTATTCGAGGGATCAGGTGAAGAAGTTAAGGAAGATGGGGCAGATAAATGATCCATCTTTTGAGGTGGCAGATAGTAGTTATGATGCATATGGAGGGGATATTGATTTTGAGAATGGGGAGGAGGATGATGAAATTGAGCCCCAGAGGGAGTATGACATGCCTTCGTCGGAGAGTGAAGATGAAGAGGATTTTGATGTAGAAAAAATTTAAAAAATATTTCAAGAAAATTATTATAAAAAATATATATTTTTTATGAGTTAAAAAATTTAGGCTTTGATGGCAGTAACGATGAGGGAAGGAGCGTACACTTTAGCACCGGTGCAGAAACCCTTGGCAACAATGTTAAGGGTTGGGGGAAGGGTGTTAGAGTCAGAGCGGATGCCAAAGCGGACTTTATCACCTTTCTTGAAAGTGTAAGCCCAGGCGACAGTGAGAACTGCAGTGCCGTCAACTTTTGAGGCATATGAAGATGCAGCGGAGTTCTTAACATCTTTGCCGTTAAGATTAAACCATCCAGTTAATCTCGCATTGAGACCACTATCAACGGAGTTGATATTAACAAGCTGGTATTGGGAAGTAATCTGCCAAGTTCCGGCTTTTTTGCAGATAAGATCTTTGCCGGATACAACCCAGGAGTCAGAATCAGACGAAGAAAGGCACAAGTATTCGTTGGTATTGGGGGCTTTGGGAAAGGTGTACTTAGAGATGATATTAGCTCCAGACATTTATAATATAACAAAGATTTAATTTTTTATTTCTAAATAATTAAAAAAAATAAACGCAATCACTTTATTTTTTTTGGGAGTAACCTTTCTCTCCAAAGATACCAATTTTTCTTTCTCATAAATAACACTTTTTCTTTTTGGGGCTAGCACTTTTTATTTCCAACATAAAACTTTTTCTTTTTGGGGCTAGCACTTTTTCTTTTGCAAGCAAAAGAAAAGGGTTAATTGTAGAGATGACTGACAAAATCAAACGAATTCCCATCCTTTCTCTTTGCAATCTCCTCATTCTCCATCATCGCCTTTAACCCACCCTTCAAATCATCAATCGTCAACTTCTTTTTCTCCTCATCATCCAACATAAAAACTCTCCTTGAATGAGAAATCTTCGAACACTGAATTAATGTCTCCAAATCTCCTCCATTAAACTCAAAAATCTTCCTATTCTCCTCAAAAAAATTATTTAACACCTTCTCCTCAGTACCACAATTCCACTTATAATCTTCCAACAACTTCCTAAAAATCTTCATCAAATCCTCATGACTATACTCATCAATCGTATACCTAAATGGAAATCTCCTCTCCAATCCAGCATTATACGTGAAAAAACTATCCTTTAACGCCTTCTTATATCCAACAATAATACAAATAAATTCACCCTTTCCTTCACTCAAGTTCTGATTAATCGTGTCAATACACTCCTTCGAATAACTATCTCTTCCCTCAGGATTTCCCAAAGAATACGCCTCATCAATCAACAACACTCCTCCTTTTGCAGAATCAATTGCTTTTTGAGTTTTCATTGCAGTTTGTCCCAAATATTGTCCAATCAAATCACTTCGACGAACTGATGTCACCTTATCCTTCTTCAAAAATCCCAAACGTGCATAAATACGTCCTAATATCTTCGCCACTTCAGTTTTACCGGATCCCGGCGGTCCTTCAATAATTGTATGCATCATATGAGTATTCTTCTCTTCAAAATCCTGAAGAAAATAAATGACTTGATCAAGAATTGCTTTCTTCAATTTTGGCATTCCAATCATCCTCTTCAAATCAGTCAAAGGCTCAACCAACTTATTAAGAGCAATCATATTAATATTGTATTTCTTCTTCTCTCCTTGCTTATACATTCCAGCAACTTCAATCAAATCATCAATCGTATCAATCTGCCTATTAATTTTAACTTTTTCATAAGATTCATCGTCAGAAGGATATTCAACAGGTTTTTCACGACGTTTATTATGATAAGATCCAATAACAAAATCAACAAATTCTTCGTCACTTCCACCATCATCACCACCACCGCTATTATTTTTTTTGGAATTTTCAATTCGATCGCGTCTAGTTGAATCACTTTTACCATTTTTAGTGGTTTTAGAACTCACAACTGTTTTTTCAGTGTCACGGTTTCTTTTTCCACCGTCTGAATTTGGACCCGATGGATCGTTTGGTTCTTCATCAATTACCGGATTAGACCCACCTTTATTATCTTTAACCATTCTTTATATCTAGTCCTAAAAAATTTTTTAAACTGTTTTTTCAGAACGGGGATGAAAAAGTTTAATATTTTCGAATTTTCAATCATAATTTTAAAATTTATCTGATATTTTTAATGATCCTAATTTTTTAAAAATACTCCCTGAAAAATTCCCCCAAAAATTGATTTTTTAAAAAATTAAGGTTTAAAAAGATTGTTCTTATAATCTAAGTATAGTATAATGAGTACCACGCTTGTTTCCGAAATACAGAATGACAATGACTTTGGAAAAATAATCACGAATGCTTACTTTTTGAATCGCCAGCGATTGGTAAAACACCAAATCGACGGATTCGACAATTTTATTGATAATAAATTGGCTGAAATTTTTGATGAATATAATAAGAATCCCAAGAATACTTTTTATGCAGGTTGGGATAATGAGTTGGGAAAGAATAGATATGAATATAGTATTAAGTTTAGTAATGTACAAATTTCAAAACCAACTGTTTCAGATGATCAGAGTATTCAGAGGCAATTATTTCCGAATGATGCCCGATTGCAGAAATTGACTTACAATTTGGGAGTTAAAGTAGATATCATACATAAGATGCGTATAAATCATCCGAATGGACAAATTGAAGAGAAGGAATTTACCCCATTATTGGATCAACAAATTGGCAAAATTCCTTTGATGCTTCAGTCAAAATATTGTGTTTTAAATGAGGTAACTGGAAAGACTTTATCTGATATGGGTGAGGACAAATATGATTATGGAGGTTATTTTATTGTGAATGGTAATGAAAAGGTTGTGGTAGCACAGGAAAGGAAGGCGGAGAATATGGTTTTTTCGTTTCAGCAGGGAAAAGGTCAGAGTAAATATTCTCATAAGTGTGAAATAAGTTGTTTGGCTGAGCATAACCCATTTAATGTGAAGAGTGCGGAGGTTAAGTTGACTGGAAAGGAAGGAACTACTGGAAGGTTGATCAAGGTAAAAATTCAGGGAATGAGACAGGAATTGCCTTTATTTGTGGTATTCAGGGCATTGGGAATTGAAAGTGATAAAGAGATTGTTGAAATGATTTTATACAGTTTAACTGGCTCCGAAGCCGCCCCATATTTGGAATTAATTAGACCATCAATTGATGAATCTAGTCCGATTGTTGATCAACAGACTGCGCTGGAATATTGTAGTAAGTATATTATATTGCAGGGAGGAATAAGGCCCTCAACTTTTCAGACTGCTCCACAGAAGATTTGGCAGACTTATGACACAATAATGGATGAATTTTTGCCTCATTTGGACAAGGAGGTGAATGGATCGATAATTCGTAATGCCAAGAAGAAGGCGTATTTTTTGGGTTATATGACATATCGATTATTGAAGAGTTTTTTGAATGATGAGTATGCTGACAGAGATTCATTTTTGAATAAGAGGGTGGATACGACTGGTGAGTTGATGGCATTTTTATTTAGAAATTATTTTAGAAAGATGATGAGGGATGTGGAGACAAAATGTAAGCAGCAATTAGGCAAGACTTCTCTGCATGGAGATTTGGCATCATCACTTTCCAAGAAAATCAAGAAGAGTGATATTGAAAGTGGTATGAAGTATGGTTTATCAACAGGAAATTGGGGATTACAGAGCAAAGATAATAAGAAAGGTATTGCCCGTATGTTGAACCGTTTGAGTTATTTGAACTTTTTATCGGATTTGAGAAAGGTGCAGGCTCCGATGAGTAAGACTTTGAAATCACAACAACCCCGTTTGCTGCATAGCACACAGTGGGGAAGAATTTGTCCCGCGGAAACACCAGAAGGAGCTTCAATTGGTATTGTAAAGAATTTGGCGATGACAACTGTTATTACTGTGGCTAGTAGTAGTGAGCCAGTTAGGAGATATTTGGAGGTTTTGGATTTGAAGAATTTGGAGGAGATAGCCCCGGCGTACATTTATGGAAAGTGTAAGGTTTTCGTCAATGGTGATTGGGTTGGTGTCCATGAAAAACCAAATGAATTACTAACTGAATTACGCAAATTAAGGCGACAGGCTTTGATTAATATTTATACGAGTATTAGTTGGAATATTGAGACAAATGAAATTTTTATCACGACTGAAGGTGGACGCTTGTGCAGACCTTTGTTGATTGTTGAGAATAATAAATTATTGGTGACACAGGCTATTGTTGATAAGTTGAAGCGACAGGAGTTATCTTGGGATGATTTGTTGAAGGATGAAAATTTATGTGTTGAGTATTTGGATGTTGCGGAGGAGAACACTGCAATGATTTCAATGAATGCTAAGGATTTGGAGGAGAATAAGAAAACCAATGATAAGTATTATGAATATACGCATTGTGAGATTGATCCGAATTTAATTTTTGGGGTTGTGGCTGGAAGTGCTCCTTTGGTGGATCATCAGCAGGCACCTCGTGTTATTTTTTATTCAGCGCAATCGAAACAGGCGATTGGAATTTTTGCGACGACTTTTGAGAATCGTTTTGATAGTAGTGGACATGTTTTGTATTATCCTCAGAGGCCGATGGTGACGACGGATAATTCGGAGTATACGAATGTGAATAAGTTACCGAATGGACAGAATGTGGTAGTTGCTGTTATGTGTTATACTGGATATAATCAGGAAGATAGTGTTATTGTGAATAAGTCATCATTGGACAGAGGAATGTTTGTAACATCATATTTTCGGACTTATGAAGGGAAGGAGCAGAAGAATCAGGCGACTTTGGATGTGGAGAAGTTTTGTAAACCGGTAAAGTATAATCCGAATGGGACTCCCAGAACAGCGGGAATGAAGGATGGAGGAAGTTATGGGAAGTTGGAGGAGAGTGGATTTGTGAAGGAAGGAACTAGAGTCAGTGGAGGAGATGCAATTATTGGAAAAGTTATTCCATTGAAAACGACGAGTGATGATGATATTAAGTACAGGGACGCTAGTACATTTGTGAAGAGTAATGAGAGTGGAGTTGTGGATAAGGTTTATGTGAATTTGGATGAACAGGGATATAAATTTGGAAGGGTACGTGTTCGTAGTGAGAGAATACCAGAGATTGGTGATAAGTTCGCTTGTTACACCCCGGATCATCAGGTTTTAACTGAAAGAGGATGGATTGATATTTCTGATATCACTGTTGATGATAAGGTCGCAACTTTACAGGGCGGAAAATCATTGGTTTATGCTAATCCAATTGGGTTGATGGAATATGATTGTGATGAGGAGGTTTATGAAATTGATTCGAACCAGATTTCTTTGAAAGTGACGAAGAATCATAGGATGTATGTTGGTAATCGCGACGGTAAAAAATACGGAATTAAATTGGCTGAAGAATGTTACGGAAAAAGATGGCGAATGCTCAAGAATTGCGATGAATGGATACCTAATCTTGAGAATGCACCAAGAGAATTAAAGGTTGAATATGGAAAAGTAACTCATTTTTTAATTCGCGATGGTGATGGAAATATTGCATACGAATTAGATATCAATGCTTGGCTATCATTTTTTGGAATTTGGATTGCGGAGGGTCATGCCACTGCAAAATACAGGTATATATCCATATGTGCTATGAAAGATCGAGTGAAGAATGAATTAACGCGTGTTGGAGAGATTCTTGGATTTAAATACACAAAAATTAATGAAAACAGAAATGAAAGAATCCATGTTGATGCTTACTGGAGAATTTATAATGTTAAATTTGCAAAATTTATGGATCAATATTCAGTTGGTGCAGTTAATAAATTTCTTCCGAATTGGGTTTGGTTTTTGGATAGAGAACAATGTAAGATATTGCTTGAAGGAATGGAATGTGGCGATGGATATACAAACAATAGTGGTTCAAGGATTTATGGAACATCCAGCAAGAGACTCCGCGATGATTACCAAAGGCTTTGTTTGCATGCTGGTTTTAGTTCAAATTATCTGTTAAAATGTGAGGCTGGTTATGAGGGAAAAGATAAGCAAGGAAATGTAAGAATGGTTACTACTGCCGATGCTTACACTCTTACTAGAATTTCCGCCCAAAACAAACCAATTTTCAACAGTCATATGAGGAAGAATAATAATAAGCAAAATGACAAAATGACACACTATACCGGAAAAGTTTATTGTTGTGAAGTTCCAGGGGAAGGTCTAATTTATGTACGACGTAGTGGCATCCCAGTATGGTGTGGAAATTCAAGGTATGCGAACAAAAATACTTGTGGTATTCAGGTAACACAGGAGGATATGCCATTTACGAAGAAGGGAGTTGTTCCAGATTTAATTATTAACCCAATTGGTTTACCTAAAAGAATGACTATTGGTCAATTGATTGAATTAATTATGGGCAAAACTTCAGCAATGAAAGGAGTAGCTATTGATGGAACACCATTTACGAGAATGGATCCAAAGGATATTGGAAATATATTGGAGAAAGAGTGTGGATTTCAGAGGGATGGTTTGGAAACCCTTTATGATGGAAAAACAGGTGAACAAATTGTTTCACAAATATTCATCGGACCAAATTATTACCACAGACTTAAACATATGGTTCAGGACAAAGTTCATTGCATGAAAAAAAATCACGATGTTTTAACGTTAAAAGGATGGAAGCCTATTCCAGAAATTACAATGACTGATGAAATTGCATGTTTGGTAGAAAATAAACTTGTGTATCAAAAGCCAATTAATGTTTTCCATTA